CAAAGAAAAGATTAAAAGAAAAGTAGGTAGACCAAGCAAAGCTGATTTGGAGTTAAGAGCAAGGGAAGCTGAAAAACAAAGAGTAATTGAATGGGTTGTAGTTATAGGTATTATTCTTGTTTTAGGTATTTTTACTCAAAATGTTAAAGCAGATGAAATGGTGCATAAATTTAAATCGCCATCATTTTCTGGCATAGGTGCATCTGCACATTATCTTACTATTGAAAACCAACAATTTAATCGTAAACAAGCGCTCAAAGCGGAAATAAAAGCATTACAAGACGAAATAGAAAGAGATAAAGAAAATACAACTCTTGCAAGATTTATAAGAAACTTAGAATCCAGGATTTATGCCCAACTATCAAGACAGCTAGTAGAAAACTTATTTGGCGAAACTCCAAGTGATAGTGGTGTGCTAGAGTTAGAAGGTAACAGGATAGAGTATAATGTTGTAGATGGAATAATAACTTTAAAAATAACAGATTCAGATGGCAATACGACAACTATATCCCTTCCTATTGGTAGCTTTACTTTCTAGCTGTGCATTAATAATAGATCCATTAGAAAATAACCTACCTCCTTTTCAAAAAATAGAAAAACCTACTATAGGAACATTGCTTGTTCCAGAACTAGCTAACTTACAAACAGCTAACAAAAAAAAACCAGTTGTAGCTATTTACGCAGGTTCTTTTACAGATCAAACAGGACAAAGACGAAGTAATAGTTCGTATGCAACCTTTTCTTCTGCTGTAACCCAGGCACCAGATGCATACCTTATTAGAGCCTTAAAACACGCAGGCAGTAAACATGATGGTTTCTTTGAAGTAGTAGAAAGGGTTGGTCTAGACAATGTAACTAAAGAAAGACAGATTATAAGAAGCACTAGGCAAGAGTTTAAACAAGATACTAAATTACAACCACTTATGTTCGCAGGTTTGATAATGCAAGGTGGCGTGATATCATATGAAAGCAACGTAAAATCTGGTGGTGCAGGTGCTAGATATTTAGGCATTGGCATGTCTAGGCAATACAAGCAAGACACCGTAACCATTTCTTTACGCACAGTTTCCGTCAGTACAGGTAAGGTACTGCTAGAGGTTCTTGTAACCAAAACAATATTAAGTGCATCTATAGACCAGGATGTATTTAGATTCATAACTGATTCAACTGAACTTGTTGAAATAGAAAATGGATTAGTAAGAAATGAATCTATAAATATTGCATTACAAACAGCAATAGAGACTGCTGTATTACAAACTATAAAAGAAGGAGTAACTAGAGGGTATTGGAACTATGAAAAATTTAAAACTATTGATTGCGATAATGATTGTATCGCCTCTTTACGCGGCTGATAACGAAATATATGTAGATCAAGCTGGTGCTACAGCAAACATAGACTTAGAACAGTTAGGATCATCTAATATTATTGGCGGCTTACAATCTGTTGCAGGCACACTTACAGCCTTAGATTTAGATGGATTAAACTTAACGCTAGATATAAACCAAATAGGTAATACTAATAAATTTCTTGGTGATATCTTAGGTGATAATATTACTGGCTTTTTTGAATTTGATGGAGATGGTAATAACTTTACTATACAAGCCGATCCTACAGATACTTACGGTATTGATGGCTCAGACTATAACGTAGATGTAACTGGTAGTTCTAACAACTTTACCTTAGATACAGGAACATCTGCACTTGCAGGCGACCTTGATCTAGACTGGATTATTAACGGTGACAGCAACACATTTGATTTTGATATAAACTATGATGGTGCTACTAACTATGTAGATGTAGATGGAGATAGCAATACAGTAAACTTTACAGGAAGCGGATATGCGGGTGGATACTTCTATCTTGACCAAACAGGAAACAGCAGAACATTCAACATCATACAGTCATCAACTCTTGCTTCTGATTGGTTACAGATTAACTCTACTGGTTCTAACGGTACTGTTTGTGTCGTTCAGAATGATGGCGGAACAACTACAAGCTGTTGACGTAGGGAGCATATCTGAACTAAAAGGTTCAGCTCAAATAGTAAGAGACAAGCCATATAAAGCTACAGAGTCTTTTGATATACAACAAAATGATGAAGCAGTTACGACTAATGGTCGTATGGCTATTACCTTTCTTGATGATTCTAAAGTAAAGCTTACCGAACACTCTCAGCTAACTATAGATGAATATATTTTTGATCCTAATCCTAGTAAGTCTAAAATGGCCATTACTTTTGGTCTTGGTACAGCTAGGTTTATTACAGGTAGTTTTAATAAGATAGATAAAGCTAATATAGATCTTAAAACTCCAACAGCAAATATAGCAATAAGAGGTACTGATTTTACAGTTACAGTAGATGAAACAGGAAGAAGTTTATTAATACTGCTACCAGATGAATTTGGTATATCTAGTGGAGAAATTATTGTAACTACAGCTATGGGTACGGTTACACTTAACAAACCATACGAAGCTACAACAGTAGATGTTTTTGAAAAATCACCTAGCTCACCTGTAATCTTAGACCTAACACTAGATCTTATAGACAATATGCTTATTGTTAACCCACCTAAAGAAGAGGTCGTTATAGAAGAATCTATACAAGCAAAAAAGAAAAACATACTAGACTTTGATGGTTTAGATGAGGACTTTTTAGAAGAAGACTTCTTAGACTCAGAGCGAGAGCTAGAGTTTACAGAGCTAGATATAAACTATCTTGATGTAAACTTCTTAGAGGACTTGCTAGATGTCATAGACGCATTACAAGAAATAAAACAAGAAGATCAGTTAGCTCAAGATGCTACATCTACCAATATAGTTGGCACTCAACTAGGACAGGATTTAAAAACGCAAGTAACATCTTTTATAACAGGAGAAGTATTAACACTTATGCGTAGTGTTAGCGATACAGCTAGAGTAGATATAGATTCTTCTGGAAGCTATACTGTAATCTTTATACAAGATGGGACATCTAATATTATTAAAGTAAATGGTGGTAATGGCAGCACTATAAAAATAACTCAAAGTAATTAATGAAACGACTATTATTACCTATACTTATATTACTATCACTACCTTTAATATTTCAAAGCACCCCTACAGAAATATTAAAGTTAAAAATATTTGATACTTTTGTAACAACGCCAGAACCTTCTGGTAATTTTGTAATACTTAATATAACTGAAGAAGATGTTGCTAATGAAGGGGGATGGCCATTTCCTAGAAGAAGTCTTGCAAAAATTCAAGTAGATCTAATTAATGCAGGAGCTATGGGAGTTGGTTGGGTTATAGGATTTCCACAAGCTGATCGTATGGGTGGCGATGAAACTTTTGCTACTACATTAGGTTATGCACCATCTGTATTAGCTATGTTTGAAAATGCAAATGGTAAATATCCTAAAACAACTGGAACAGTTATAAAAGGTAATGATGTTGGCGGCATGTTTACACCTGGTGTTATACAAAATATTGATATTTTGCAAAATCAATCAAACCAAGGTATAGCAAGTGCACCAGTTGATATAGATAACTTAGTCAGAAGAATACCATTATTATTAAAAACACCAGATGGATATGTATCTTCTTTTGGTACAGAAGTTTTAAAAGTATTAACAGGTGCTAAAACTTACATTATCACTACAAATGATAATGGTATACAAGAGATATCAGTCAGAGGAATACCACCAGTTAAAACAGATAGTCTTGGTCGTAAGTGGATTAGTTGGGTTAATACACCACAAACAAATTTAAAAGAAATGGATGTAGCAGGTAAATTTGTTTTTGTTGGAGTCACTGCCCCAGGAATCATGCCTCAAATTGCAACTCCGGTTGGATTATTAGAGCCACATAAAATTCAAGCAGCATTATCTGAGTCAATTTTGTTAGAAAAGTCTCCCTTTATTCCAGATTTTGCTCTTGCGTTAGAAATTTTAATTTTTGTAATATTTGTGTCGTTGACATGGCTTGTAATTAATTATCTTGGTATAACCAAAGGCGTAAGTCTGGCTATAATTTTACTCTTTACTACAAGCCTTACAGGAGCTTATAGTATTCAAAAAGGCTATTTAATAGACTTTTCGTGGACTTTTGTATCACAATTCATTACTGGTGCGATAGCTTTCTACTTAAACTTTAGAAAGCAGTTTAAATTGCGTCAACAAATTAAAAAACAATTTGAACATTACTTAGATCCAAGACAAGTTAAAAAACTACAAGACAATCCTGGATCATTAGTTTTGGGTGGAGAACGAAGATATTGCACATTTTTATTTACAGACGTTAGAGGATTTACGGCAATGTCTGAAAAGTTAGAGCCAGAAGAAGTAACTAAAATTATGAACAAAGCATTAACAATTCAAGCTGATGCAGTAAAAGAATACGGAGGTATGGTAGATAAATACATAGGTGACGCAATGATGGCTATTTTTAATGCACCAATAGACTTACCGAATCATGAAACTGCTGCCGTCCTTTGTGCTAAAGAGATACAAGAAAACATTAAAAAAGCAGATATTGATGTTGAAATAGGAGTAGGGGTTAATACTGGTTATGCAGTAATTGGGAACATGGGTAGCAATACTAGGTTTGATTATACTGCTATAGGTGATGCTGTTAATCTTGCAGCAAGACTTGAGAGCTCAACAAAGGAGGTTGGAGAAGATATTGTTATAGGTTATGATACTATCAATGCAAAAGATTTTAGTGATCAAATAATTCTAAAAGAACTTAATAGCATAAAGGTAAAAGGAAAAGAAAAATCTATAAATATTTATACAATCTTATGACAAAATCAAATGAAGCAATAAACAAAATAGAAACACACGAAAAAGAGTGTTCTATTAGATACGCAAATATAGAAAAAAGATTAGAAGATGGATCTAAGCGTTTTGATAAACTAGAAAACATGATATGGGCTGTGTATCCTTTTATACTGGTATCTTTGGTTCTATCTAGATTTGTATGAGCAAAGTCCTGATAGGGATAATTATTGTTATGACAACAATAACCTATTATTTATATACACAAAACAAAGTTCTTTCAGGTAATAACATTGCTTTAGAAAGTGCTGTAGCCACACAAGAAGAAGCTATTGCTAGTTTACAAAACGATTTTGCACTACAAACATCCAGTTTATTAGACTTACAAAGTCGCAATCAACAAATTCAACAAGAAATGACAAGGTACCTTGACATATTTAAAAGACATAACTTAACCAAATTAGCCGCAGCTAAACCTGGTTTAATAGAACCTAGGGTAAACAAAGGGACAAAAGATGTATTTGATAGCATTGAAGAAGACAGTCGTAACATTGACAGTCTTGATGATGGTTTGCAGTTGCAGTCTGTTACCAACTAAACAGATAGAAGTAACTGCAAAACCAATGGAAAGAACCATTGTTCAACCCATCATGCCTAGAGAAATAGATCTTAAAGATCCATATTGGTATGTAGTCTCAGATAAAAACTTAGAAGAGTTTTTAGCAAGGGTTGAGAAAGACCAAGGTCAAGTGGTATTCTTAGCTATGTCTGTGCCCGATTACGAGCTTATGGCATATAATATGCAAGAATTAAAAAGGTATATAAATGAGCTTAAAGAAGTTGTTGTCTATTATAAAACAGTTACTACAAAGGAGCAGTAATATGAACATATCACAAGAAGGCTTGTCCCTTATTAAAAGGTTTGAAGGCTGTGAATTACAAGCATATAAGTGTGCTGCTGGTGTTTGGACAATAGGATATGGCTCAACTAAAGGCGTTAAAGAAGGCGATACTATTAGTCAAGAAGAAGCAGATAAATTACTTTTACATGAAATGGAAGAGTACGAAGGGTATATAAATGATATGGTTACTGTTGATTTAGAACAAAACCAATTTGATGCTATGGTTTCTTGGGTGTTTAACTTAGGACCTGCTAATTTAAAAGCTTCTACTTTATTAAAAGTATTAAATGCTAAAGATTATGAAGGCGTACCAGCACAAATAAAAAGATGGAACAAAGCCGGAGGTAAAGTGTTGCAGGGTTTAATAAGAAGAAGAGAAGCGGAATCTTTGTTGTTTGCAGGCAAAGAATGGCATGAGGTTTAACAATGCCGTTGCAGAAACTTACATTTAGACCAGGTATTAACAGAGAAGGTACTGCTTATGATAACGAGGGCGGTTGGTTTGATTGTAATTTAGTTCGTTTTCGTAAAGGTAGACCAGAAAAGTTTGGCGGTTGGGAAAAATCAACAGTTAATACTTATTTAGGCACAGCAAGAGCTTTGCATCCTTGGATTTCTTTAGAAGGTACAAAATTTTTAGGATTAGGTACAACTTGGAAATATTATATAGAAGCAGGTAATGCCTTTAATGATATAACTCCTATAAGAGCTACTACATCAGCAGGTGATGTTACATTTTCCGCATCAAATGGTGATGCCACAATTACTGTAGCAGATACAGCACATGGTGCTGTTAAAAATGATTTTGTAACATTTTCAGGTGCTGCTACTCTTGGTGGCAATATTACAGCAACGGTTTTAAATCAAGAATACCAAATAGTAAATGTAGTAAATGACAATAGTTATACTATTGAAGCTAAAGATACATCTGGTGCTGCTGTAACTGCTAATGCTTCTGATTCTGGTAATGGTGGTTCATCTGTTGTTGGTACTTACCAACTTAATGTAGGATTAGATGTATATGTCCCAGGAACAGGTTGGGGATTAAACGGCTGGGGTCAAGGTGCTTTTGGTAGTACATCTGCATTAAGTGATACCAATCAGCTTAGAATTTGGACGCATGATAACTTTGGTGAAGACTTAATGATAAACCAAAGAAACGCAGGCATATATAAATGGACTGAAAATAGTGGTTTGTCAGCAAGAGCTGTAGAGCTATCTGGTATTTCAGGTGCTAACCTAGTACCTACCAAAGGTTTACAAGTTATCACATCTGAAAAAGACAGGCACTTAATTGTTTTAGGATGTGATCCTATATCTGGTTCTGCTAGAACAGGTGCTATTGATCCTATGCTAATAGCATTTAGTGATCAAGAAAACGCACTAGATTTTGAGCCATTATCAACTAACACGGCAGGGTCTTTAAGATTATCATCTGGTTCTTCTATTATTGGTGGCGTAAAAGCAAGACAAGAAATATTAGTTTGGACTGATACAGCCCTTTACAGTATGCAATTTATTGGACCGCCTTTTACTTTTGGTATTAATTTAATTAATGAAGGTACAGGGTTAATAGGTCCTAAAGCAGCAATAACTACTCCTAGTGGTGTCTACTGGATGAGTTATAACAACTTTTATTCATACAACGGTAGTGTGGCAACTTTACCATGTTCAGTGCATAACTATGTGTTTACAGACATAAATCTTACACAATCTTTTAAAATTAATGCGTTTACCATAAAAGATAAAAGTGAAGTAGGCTGGTTCTATTGTTCGTCTAGCTCAGATGAAATAGATAGATATGTAATGTATAACTATGTTGAAGGTATATGGTTTTATGGACAGTTATCAAGAACAGCATGGCTTGATTCTGGTATAGAAAATTATCCTAGAGCTGTAATGAACGGATATTTATACCAACAGGAAAAAGGTTTTGATGATGATGGCTCTCCTATGACTAATGTTTACATTGAAAGTTCTGACCTTGATATAGGAGATGGCGAACAATTTAGTTTCTTAAAAAGAATAATTCCTGATTACAAATTTATAGAAGATCAAAATAATGGGCATGTAAATATTGTTTTGAAAACAAGAAACTTCCCAGGTGATTCTTTAACAATAAATTCAACTAATGCAATAAGCTCTACTACACAACAAGCTTATGTACGCAGTAGATCAAGGCAAATAGCATTACGATTTGAATCAGATGATGATGCTACAAATGATGGTAATCTTGGCATAGGATGGAGGTTAGGAGCTACACGTATAGACATAAAGCCAGATGGTAGAAGATGAGCAAACTTTTACAAACTCAACTACCATTAGCAATAGGTCCTGTAGATCCAGAGCTTTTTAATCGTTTAGTTAGAATACTTGAGATTAACCTTGGTGCAGTTGATCTTGATAATGTTAGGCAAATAAGTGATCCAGAAAAGAATACACTAAAGTTTAATGATGGTAGCATTATATGGAATACGACAGTTGGTGTCCTTCAAGTTTATACAGGCAACAAGTGGATTGACATAGGTGAAAGAACACTAGAACAAGGTTTTGAGATGACATCTAGTGTTGGTGAGGTTACTATTAATATAGCAGGTAGCACAATAATTACTTTATGAGCAATACAGCAGAAGACCTAATATACCAAACTAAAAACCTTTTACTTACCTATCCTGCTGACTGGTACATACAAAAAGATACATTTGATGCTGTAAAAGACTCTATAGCACCAATAGTTAGCTTTTACGAAGATAGTGGCGTAGAGCCTAGAAAAGACACCAAGTTAGACAAAATTATTGAAGAACCATTAAAAGATGTGTACACAGTACCATTCTTTTCTAAAAAGTTTTGCGACATACTTTTAGATGAAATGAAGAATTTAGAAGACCATTTTGGCTTTGTACCTAACCCAGAAGAAGATAATTTACGACAAATACCAGAAATAACTTTTCAAGATAATTGCCCGCAAATCTTTCAATCTTTGATGCAAACGATATATACTATAGGCAATCCTATATTTTTGAATATTTGGAATCGCCATGTAGACAGTGGTGCAATACAAATAGCAAACTATAATTTAAGGGATAAAAAACAAGGTGCTTGGCATCATGATGCAAGTGCTGATATTAGTATGGTAGTTCCTTTGAACACTGGAAAGTACAAAGGTGGCGGAACTGAGTTTTTGAAACGTGGTACAGTCGAGCCATTACCTACAGGCCACGCTCTAATTTTTCCGAGTTTTACTCATATGCATAGAGGACTTGCAGTAGAATCAGGAGATAGATACTTATTAGTATTTTGGTTAAAATGTTTACAGGAATAATAGAGCATGAATAGAATAGACAACTCAAATAAAGGCATAGCAGGTTTAGGAAGAGGAGAAGATTCTATGCTTGCCCACGTAGCACCAGGAGAAATGGTAGTCCCACCAGTTATCTCTCCACAAACACAAGAAATAATTAAAAGAGAAATGATGTCTGCTGGACTAGATCCCAATGAATATACTGTGGGTCAAGGCATGTCTATTAACCCTATTACAGGTATGGCAGAGTTTGGCTTCCTTAAGAAGCTTGGTAAAAGTTTAAAGAAAGTAGTTAAAAAGGTAGCCCCCGTTGCTATGTTTATTCCTGGAGTTGGTACAGCACTCGGTGGAGCATTAGGTGGTCTAGGTGGACTAGCTGCAAAAATACCAGGCATAGGCGGTGCATTAGGAAAAGCTGGAACCTTTATAGGATCAAATATTTTAAGCCCTTTAGCTGGAGCTGGTATTCCTGGTATATCTTCAATAGCTGGAGGAATTACAGGTAATAGTTTTGGTGGATTTAGCAATATTATGGCAGGACTAAAAAACCCTTTAGCTGGTGGTATGTTTGGAAAAACTGGATCTACTTATGCAGGTGGGCCTGCTGCTGGAAAAGGATTAGCAAATAAATTTGGTTTAGGGAGTGGCACACCAGGACAGGTTGCTGCATCAGGTCAAGCTCAACAAGCCCAACAAGCATTACAGGCAATGACACCAGCACAAATAGCTGCAAACCCACAGGCATATCAACAATTATTAGCTCAAGCTAATGCTTCATCAGGATCTCCTTTTGGAAATTTATTTGGTGGAGGCGGAGGTCTTGGCGGTTCTTTAGGAATGGCTGCCCTTGCTGCTTTATACGGTAAAGCTGTTAAAGATGACTATTCACGTAAAGAAGGTGGACTTAAAGATATAAGGCAATCTGTAAGACCAGATCTTATGCCAGCTCCTACATTTACAGGTTTTGACTTAGGTGTTAGAAAAAATGTTGCTATGGGTGGCTTACAAGAACTACGACCTAAATTTGCAATGGGCAGATCAGTAATGGCTAACGAATTAGATATGCGTATGGGTGGTCCTTCTATAGGTCCAGGAACAGGTAAAAGTGATGACATACCAGCTATGTTAAGTGATGGTGAGTTTGTAATGACTTCTGCTGCTAACAATGGTTTAGGTGGATTTAAAGTAACAAAGACAGAAACAGGTATAGAATTAATACCAAATGGTGAGCCAAACAGACAGAAAGGTGCAAAGAATATGGACAAACTTATGAAAACCTTTGAGAATTTTAACAAAATAGGACAAGCATAATGCGTTTTAATAGAGGATCTATTATGGCTCCTATAGGTAGCCCTACTAAAATGACGGGCAGAGATCAAATGTCTATTGGTGGTCTTGGCGGTGGTATGGACTTTGATACAAGCCAATTCCTTACAAAATCAGATCTACCTACGTTTGATACAAGCCAATTTCTTACTAAAAGCGATATGCCAACAGCTTTTGATCCATCACAACTAGAACAACAGATAGGTGGATTACAAAAACAAATAGGCAACATACCTTCTTATGACGACACAAATATAAGAAATATGATAGGCAACATACCTCAGTTTGACGACTCTGCCATCAGAAGAATGATAGAGGATAATCAAAGAAGTATAGGCAACATACCTAGCTTTGATCCTAGTAGTTTACAATCACAAATCGAAGCTAACAAAAACTTACTAAGCAACATACCTCAATTTGACGACTCTGCTCTACGACAGATGATAGAGCAAAACAAAAATAGACCTGGGTTTGATGCTAGTGGTTTACAGTCTCAGATTGGTGGTATAGAAGATAGACTAAGTAATTTACCTCAGTTTGATCCGTCTAACCTACAAAGTGGTATTGCTGGATTAACAGACAGACTAGATAATTTAAATATACCAGAGTACAAGGCACCAGACCTATCTGGATTTGCTAGAAAAGAAGACATACCATCTTTTGATAGAAATGCTTTAAGAGATGAATTATTTAAAGACATAACAGGAAGCATAAAAGTTCCTGAAGCACCTATTTTTGATAGAGATGCACTGATAAGAGATATTAGAAGCGGTATTGATATACCCAAACCACCTTCTTTTGATAGAGATGCTTTGATTGAAGATATTAGAGGTGGAATTAACATACCTTCGTTTGACAGAGAAAAACTAATAGAGGACATTAGAGGTGGAATTAATATACCTCAAGCACCTGCTTTTGATAGACAAAAGCTTATAGAAGATATAAGAGGCGGTATTAACATACCTCAAGCACCAGACTTATCTGCTTTTGATACTAGGTTTGCAGATATGCAAAAAAGAATTGATGAGTTATCACAAAGACAAGCACCACCACAAAATGAAAATCAACTAAAACCTGAAGATTATATGGGAAGAAAAAACTTTGTAGGCAGACCTCCTCAACCAGTTCTTCAACTAGATCCTCTGGGTAGATCCATATCTCCGGTAGCACAGAATATTGATATTACTGGCGGACTAGGTGACTTCGTACCACCTCCAGGATATAAAGAAGGGCCAACAGAAGGCGGCCCAGCAGAAAGACCTGGTGGACCTATATCAATAAGACCAGACTTACTACCACCCAAGCGTGATGATTTCATGTCAATCGGTGGACCTGGAGGTGGAATAAATGATCCTAGAATGCAGCCTATGCCAGAGCCTATTAATGCAGATCCTGGCGATTTTATGCCAAGAACCCCAGAAGTAGGTCTTGCACAACCAGCACCAGTTCAACCTGCTCCTACCGAGCCAGCTGCAGTGGCGCCTACGGCTGGAGCAGACCCTACACAAACACAAATGCCTATGGGTGCAATAGATCCTGTGTTATTACAACAAGCTACATCTGAGACACTAACAGACCCATTAATTAGATCTCTATACTTTGGTACACAAGATTCACCAGGGTTCTATCAGCAACTACAACAAGCTGGTGCTAACTTAATTGGTAGTGACGTACCATTACAACAAACAGCAGGTTTATCTCCATTAGAGCTATTAGCAAGACAAAAAGCTGTTGCTGGTCTTGGTGGTTTTGAACCATTCCTACAACAAAATAGAGATTTAGTAGATCAGGCTATAGCACAATCAAGAAGGGCTGAAGAACTACAAGATCCTTATTACACACAAGCTGAAGAAATATACAAAGATACTATGGGTGCTTATGACCCAAGCATGACTCAGCAGTTCTACAATCCTTACGAGGATGCAGTGGTACAAAAAACCATACAAGATGTAATGGAAGCTGGAGATAAGCAAGATATAGCCTCAAGAGCTCGTGAAATTAGTTCTGGTGCCTTTGGTGGTAGTAGAGCAAGACTAGGTGCTGAAGAACGTAGAGAGTCCCTAGGAGAAGGTTTAGCACAGGCATTAGGCAACATAAGATCACAAGGCTTCCAAAGTGCACAAGCAACTGGATTAGGTGAGTTTGCAAGACAACAAGCAGCTAAGAGAACCGGAGCACAAGGACTTATGGGTATAGGTGTTGGCAGAGGAAGTGCTGCATCACAACTAGGATCACAATTAGCTGGATACGGAAGCCAGATTGGTGGTATAGGTCAGACACAAGAACAAATGAGAGCAGGACAAAGAGGTGAACTATCTGGATATGGTGGTATAGGAAGAGGTATTGCTGAGACTGGTTTAGGTAGAATATTTGAACAACAGGTTGGACAACAGTACAGACCTATGCAAACACTAGGACAAATTGGTTCTATGCTACCTGGTTATCAAGCATCTGGCACAAAGATTGATTCACAGTATGGTATGCCAACAGATCCTTCAGCAGCAGGACTAGGTGCAGCATTTAGTGCCTACGGTGCTTTAGCACCAAGACAAGGACAAACCTAATGAACTTTATGAATCGTAAAATGTTCCAAGCTGGTGGTGGTGCAAATGCATTAGGACCTTATGATATTTTAGACAAAAAAACAGGACAAATAACAACCGTTAGACCTGATTTTATTAACACACCTGGATTTAATCCATATAAAATTTTGTCAGACTCTTCTTTGGAAAAAGGTCCTGCTGTAATGACTATATTACAACAATTTAAAGAAAGAGATGCACCACAGATAGGTCCTTTTCAAATGGGTGAGGACATTGGTACGAACATAGCTGATCTTGGATTTGGTGTAGCCAGAGCCACTGAACCATATATTAGAGGAGTTTCAAGAGCTGTAGGAGAGATTACAGGTATACAAGGTCTTAAAAACTTTGGTGGTAAACAAAAATTTAGCCCATCAATTGGATTGGGTGGCATAGATTTATTTAAACCAACTTACGAAAGTTATGTGCCTAGTGATGAAGATAGAGCAAGAGGCATGCTTGGTTTGGTAAAAGAAAGAGATGGATCAATACTTGACCCGATTACTGGTGCTATTGATGATTTAACATCTGCACCTACAGATCGTTCTAGTTTTGATTTCCGTGATGAAGACATGAGAAGTAAAGTAAGCCAAGCTGATTATGACGCTATGCAAACAATGGCACCAAGTTTTGATCCATCTACAGATCCGATAACTCCCATGTTAGATGAGCTACAACAAGAAAGAATAGATTTAGAAAATAGATTTGTTGAAGAAGACATACAAAGACCAGCAGATGTAAATGTAGATGAGATTACAAGCTTACTAAATGACATAGAAACACCTGGTTTTAATCTAAATAAAACAGAAGCTGATAGCTTATTAGAAACAACTAATAAGTTTGAAGGCTTATCACCAGATGAATTAAAATTTGAGTTAGATAAAACTAAGTTACCAGGCATGGATGCTTTAGATGATCAAAAAGCACAAGTTGCAAAACAAGTTAAAGTAATAAATCAACTAGAGGCAGCAGGAATTGATCCCGATAAATACTTTAATACAGCTCGTAATCCTGTATCTAAAAAACTTAACGAACCAGGATTTTTTGGGTCTGATAGATTCTTAAACTTTATAAGAAATGTTGGAGCTGGTTTGGCAGAGTCAGGGCAAATGGGTCCAGGTCTGGTGTTAGGAGCTGCAAAGGCTGCGGAAGAAAGAGCTGCAAGAGATATAGCTGCGGATGAAAAAAAAGCTGAAATGGATAAACTTATAGCTATAGAAGAAAAGAAAGCTGAAATAGCAGCAGCGGGTGGTCCTGAAACTTCGTTAAAGAAATTGTTAAGAACTAATGCACAAGAAATGAACGCTGATTACAATGAGGTAGTTAGCGGTAGCAATACTTTAAACACTATAAAGAGAGTGCAAGAAATTGTTTTAAATGAAGATACGTCTTCAGTGAAAGCATTTATTGGAGAAATAACAGAGAAAGTAGGTGTATTTTTTGATGTAAATGGTAAGCCTAGTAAAACAGGTAAAAAGTTTGAAGATTTAGAGCCAAGAGTCAGAGCAAAAGTTTTATTAAATAATATTAAACAAGCAAACATTCGTGAAATTCTTGGTGAGTCTGGTAAAACTATATCTAACTTAGATAGACAAATTATTGATGAATTAGTTGGTAGCCTTACATTAGGAACTAATCCTATCGAAGTTCTTGAAACATTATCCTTAACTGAAAGAAGTGTTTTAACTAATATACAAGCAGCACAAAGCAGATTACAAACTAACTTTACTTTTGCAGCAGAAGAGGGTGATTATGGTTTAAGCTTAATTGAAAATAATGATAGTTTAATAAATTATATTGCAGCACTAAGAAAAGATCCTAGTACCTTACCTGTTGGTAAAGATTATTCAAATAAATATGCTGACGTAACTGCAAGAAGAAGAAAAATAACTCTTGCAAAAGAATAATGCAAATATTTGATGTAGAAATTGCCCCAGGTGTTGTAGAAACAGTTGAGGCAAAAAATGCCGATGAAGCAAGAAAAAAAGTAAAAGCTTTGATAGCTCAAGGTGCCATGTCCCCTTTCTATGACGAGCTTTTTTTTGACTATGAAACTGGTGTAGATAATAAAAGGTTAAGAAGAAACTTGGCCATGGCTGAAACCACAGAAGAACAAAACAAAGTTCTTACAAACATCATACAAGCAACACAAAAATCAGATACAGCTTCCGAACAAGATAATATATTAGTTAATGAAGTAGGTGAACAAGGCTTTACTAGAAATACAAAAGGTCAAATAGCTTTGACACCTTATGGTATGAAACAACTTGGTTTTGGCAAACTTATTAAAACAGAAACACTTACTGATGGTTCAATAATTAACAAAAATACTGTTATAGATGAAAACGATTTTAATCTAAAAACAGGAGATCTTTCTGATTTTGCAGGAGTTGCTGGACCTATTATAGGTACTATTGCTGCCTTTTCACCACAGCTTAAAGTCCTTAAAGGTCTTGAATTTATAAGCAAAAGACCAGTGTTTTCTCGTATGTTTATGGCTGGTGTTGGTAGTGCTGGTGGTAAAGCTGTTGAAGAAGAAGTTATTGAAACCTTAGAGGGATTTCAACTACAAGAAAGAGATGCTATTAATAATTTGTATAAACAAGAATTTGTCTTGGGATCTGTAGCACAAGGTCTAGGTGAAGGTGTATTTAAAATTTATCAAACATTTTTAGGAGCAAGGGCTCCTACCGCTGATAAACGAATATTATTTCAACAAAATCAAAATAGATCTGTCGCTGATGTGATGAAACTTGATGTTGAACTTGGTAAAGAGGCAACTGAAAAACAAATTAAAAAAGCTATTAAAGATGGCAAAGTTAAGAAATTTAATTGGAAAATGGATAAAACTACTGGAGCCGTCCCTTCACAACAAACACTCCAGAGAGAGTTGCCAGGAAGAGGTCAAAGTATTGCAGAGCAGGTTATAGGTAATAACAGAGATGAAAAAAATGCTGCATATCTTATGGCAGAACTCAATTACATCATGCGTGGTGTCAAAGATGAAAAAGCAGCACTTGACTCTTACATATCGCAATCTCAAAAAGGCAGGCTTGATGAATCTATTAATGAAAAATTACAAAGCTTAAGAAGTAAAGAAACAGATGTAACAAATAGATTAGAAGAATTATTAAAAGAAGTTACTGAAGATGCTTTAGAGGTAGGTAATTACGGCAACATACCTAGCAGAAGAGAGTTTGGTGAAACCATAAAAGAAACTGTGTCAACAGCTAGAGCATTTGTTACAAGAGAAATGGGTGCTGAATACAAAGCGATAGATAATTCTATGAAAGATATGCGTAGTATCTTTAAAATGGAAAAAGATGATTTTGGCGAACTACAATTAGTTGGAAGAGCCAGACCAGGACAGTTAGATGAAAGAGGCATGCAAGCTAAAGATATTACTGTACCCAAAGGTGGTGAAGAACAAGCTGTAGCTAATACCATAAATGCAACAATTAATGATACTGCTAATACTTATTTTGAAAAGTCTTTATTTAGAATTAAATCATTTCAAGACGATTTCCCTGGTTACGATTTAAGTATTCAAGATCCTAATGTTAAAGGTGGGACAATAAAACAAATTGAAGAAAAGTTTAAAGAACTTTATAAAATGACTACGCCAAAAGCTACAGAACAAGGTCAAGGTATAAGTTTGTTTCAATTAAGAAACTTAGTTAAGGATTTAGATTTATATATAAAAGAAAGTCCATTGCCTACACCACAAAGAGAGCTTTTATATGATTTAAAAAGATTTATAGATGCTTATGGTGTTGATAATCCTAAAAGCATAATGACTGATTTAACTAAAGAATCATTAGCAACTATTAATACAAGATTAAAGCGTCAAGGTATAACTATGACAAGAGAGCAAGATCAAACAATTAAAAACTCTCTTAATTTATTGCGTGATACAAACAGAAAAAATGCACAAAGAATGCAACCATTTGATAATTTAAACATACAAAAAATTATCTCTAACGCATCTAAAGGTGCACACCCACCAGATGAAATATATCAAAGGGTATTCTTGGGTGGATCTGCTAAAGATTTAGATGATTTATTTAGAGCTACAAGAAACTATGATGAATATTTAAAAGCTATAGGTAAAGAACCGGTCACAGAACGTAGGTTAAAAGCACAATTAAAGAAGAAGTTTTTTGATGATGCTGTATATAAAGCTACAGATGGTGAAACACAAAGGATTAACTTTACTACCTTTGCAAGACAGTTTGATAACTTTGATAAAGATATGATGAACAACGGCAAGTTAGATGTTTTATTTAGAAATACTGTTGGTAATACAAGCGGTAGACTTGTTAGGGAAACTATAAGAAATATAAATAGAGTGCAACCTAACCTCAAACCACAACAACTAAGAGATCTTGTAGATGATTTCACTGGCACAAACATAGGCTTAGATGCAAGTGATCAAGGCAAGGCTTTTATAAGGGGTTTAACTGATTTAGCCAATGAATCTGAAAAAGTCCTGAAATTTAGAGCTAATAGAGCTATATCACAGCTACCAGAAAAAGGTATAGAAGCTACAACAGATACCATATTTAGACCAGGAAATGCTACTGTAATTAATAACTTAAAAGGCACTGTTGATGCAGATGTTTTTAACAGCATACAACAGGCAAGTATGATGAAGTTGCTTAAAAGATCAGTTGACTTTAATGGTAAGGGTAAAATTAACGATATATTTAAACCTGGTAACTTAGAAACAGCCCTTAACAGTTATGGTGATGAAACACTAGAAGCTATGTTTGGCAAAGAAGTAACACAAGGCTTGCGTGCATTTCAAAGAGAAATAGATGTGCTGACTAAGGGTGAAAGTGGTAGAGGTGGTAGTGCTGGTGGATTGGTTGCTGCTGGACTTGGTGCTGCTGTAGTTTTTGCACCTTTACAAACCTTACCAGCTTTAATAGGTTTATCAATAGTAAGAAAGGTATTTGAAAATTCATTTTTAGTTGGGTTATTAACTAAGACAGATCCAGGTAGAATTGCACAGTTGATTCAAGGAGTTGAAAGAGCGGCAAGACAATTTGGAGTTAGAATGGTTGACGGCACTTATGTTGAACAAACTGTCGACTTTATAGGTGAGGGTATAGATGAGGGTATAAACTTGGGTAAAACAGCAGTTGGCATTACAGATGAAGAAATATCTAATGCTACCCAACAACTAAGAAACCAAGTAACTGCACCAATTAAACAATTACCAGGACTACCACAAGTAACGCCAGTACAAACACCACAAACACCAACAGATCCTTTATCGCAAGAAAGATTAGACTTTGCAGAACAGGTAGCTGGTAGACCTGTACTTTAGTTATCTTCAAAGAAGGTAGGATCTACAGCTACAAACCTTTTAGCTGGTCTGCCTTTACCACCGACTTTAATCTCAACCTCTTGTATCTCCCCTGCGTTCTTAAGCCTTTCAATAATCTCTTTTACTTCATAAGACTTCATACTTCTAAATAGTTCGTGTCTATCTACCTCTCGTTTAGATATGCCCTCGCCATTCCTGGATCTAATAAATGATAGTACCTGTTTAATCTTAGACTCGGTTGCACTACTTGCCACCTTGTCTCTACATGCTTCTATAAACAATAAGTCATAGTATCTAATAAAATCTACAGCCCAGCGTGTCACATCTCCTGTAATGGTCATAGCATCAGCATTAGTTGCCAGAGTACATAACAATGCCATACGCATAGCTTTCTCTTTAGAACGGCTTAGAAGAGGCTCTAGGTTATCTTTTTCAAGTATATCTTGTCGTTTAACTATCTCTCTAGCAAAGTCTTGTAGGATCTCTTCTGATTCCCTGTCAAAGTTTAATACTATCTGATCAAGATCTAACTCTGCATTATCCCTGGATAGATCACTCATAGTTCCTCTTTGTCTTCTAACATAGTTTACCCAGTTGACAATAGAGGTTGGTGGCGATTTGAATCTTTTGAGTTCACCCACTCTCCTTGGCTCTGTAGATTCAACGACTACAAAACGGTTTAGGAACCCGTCTGCAATCCTGCCACCATTTAACGCACTGTAAAAATTCTTAGGTACTGATAAGCCAACCAATGTAATTGCTGGTTTGTGAGTCACACGGCTCATCATCTGTTCTTTGTATTGTTCTTGGACATTCATAAGTGAATAGTTATCTGGTCGCAAAGTACCATGGCAACGACCCCAAGCTTCCATAAGTGTTTGTATGCCATCTTCTTTATTGGTATTACCTGAATTACTTATGGCTTCTAATCTTTTACCAAACTCATCCATTATGGTTATCTGTGTTGGTCGCATCTTTAATACCGAATGCACAGCACCACTTGATGTATAACCATCTCCTACAACAAGCTTGTCATGGTCTGAAGCATTTAAAACTGACTCTACAAATGTTTTTATATTCTCTTTACCCTGACCTGACTTAGCTATACCCATGAAATACATAGATGAAAAGTTATTCATGTTGGTTCTGTAAATACGACCACAGGTGACACTGGTTAATGCTAATGCACCAACAAGTGATAGCTCTGGTTGAGGTACTTGTGCTATCTCTTCACAAAACTTAAACATGTCTTTAAGAAGGCCTGGAGGATTAAATAGATCTTTTGGTTTTTGTATGGTTTCTGTGGCTTGTATAAATAATGGTGCTATCTTGTTTTTTCTATCGTGTGTACTTTTGACGCTCTCTACTACGCCATCTATCTCTGTCTGTGGTAAGGGTGGATTGTTATTTTTGTTCCAGTTTTGTAGAAAGATCTTTACAAATTCTGTATTGACATTTTTAGATATTAGGTAGCCTGCAATTCTTGCAGCTCCATCATTCCTGGATCCTTCTAATACACCATCTAATGAGAAGGGTGCAGTTTGAACTCCTGTATCTGTCTTTGGTACGCCAGTTATCTTTTGAAACTCAACCTCTGTAAAGTCTGGTAAATCATTGTGATCATAGATCTTCCAGTCCGGGAAGGTGACAGGTTTATATACTTGTCCGTTTGCATGTCTGTTCCAAGGTGCAATTATTAATCCACCAACTCCTCTAATATCTATGAGTCTTTCAATGGGAGTGTCGTTAGTTCTTCTTGTAGCAAAGGTAGTGTAGTTCTCTGGGTTGTTATAATAGTAATGCATACCCTTACCAGTAATAACTTTGAATGGACAAGCAGGCATATTCTTTTCTACCCAGTCCATAGCCTCTGGAGAGTCAGCATCAACAACCACAAACTTACCACAGACAAGTGCAACCTGTAAGTTGTCTCTGCCCTTAAACCATGATTCTACAAGGCTTCTTTCAGGTCTTGACTGTTTGTATTGCTCCCAACTGCCTAGAAAAGATGGTGGCTTTTTGTTGGATCTTTGTAGAGGTACAACATTATAGCCTTCATCATAATAGGCAAGTGCTTGCTCTAAGGATGTGTCGTCCTCAGTTATATTGAGCTGAAACACTTTAAGCTTCTGTGTCTAGTATTTCAGATATGGGTCCATAAATAGACTCATAATCTAAACGACCTTCAGTTGCTCGTATAATTTTTTTTGCTTGATTAATAGTTGGTTGTCTGTATCCATATCTCCAAGACTTACATGATGCTTCAGAACAATCAAACTCTGCCGCAGCTTTTGCTTGTCCTAAAAATTCTATATAATCTCTAAGTGAATATTTTTTAACCCTCCTATCGGTGTGGTTTGGTTTGATTCCCATAGTTTCAAATTCCTTTAGTTTTCTTGTTGCTAGTGTCTTTGTTCTAAAATAATAATTCGCTTGCCAGGTTTGGTCTTCTTTATTGATGTTGTCCATTTACTTCTCCTTTTCAACATTATGTTAAAATAACATTTTACATATTGTACTTATCTGTTATATAATATGCAAGTTAAATTTATTACTACAGGAGAAGTAGATATGGAAATACAAAATAGAATAGTATCTCCGCAAAAGTTAGTACAGAACCAAGGTGCAAAAATCTTGGTATATGGTATGGCTGGAGCAGGGAAAACTACATTAGCTAAAACCGCACCAGGTAAGGTACTTGTTATAAGTGCTGAAGCTGGTTTGTTATCTATTAAAGATGCAAACAATGTTGAAGCTATTGAAGTAAAAGAAGCATCAGAAGTTATGGAACTTCACAATGCTTTGAAGTCTGGAGCATTACAATACGATACAGTATGTTTAGATTCAGTATCAGAAATAAGTGAGATCTTACTTACATGGGAGAAGTCTCGTAGTAAAGATCCACGTATGGCATACGGTAATGTCCAGGAATCTGTGACAAATTTAATGCGTGCATTTAGAGATTTAAATATGCATGTATTATTTCTTTGTAAAGAAGATGTGGTTAATGATGATGGCGTATTAAGACACGCTCCTAAAATGGTCGGTACTAAATTAGGCGAATCAATTACATATTTCTTTGATGAAGTTCTTGCACTTCGCATCATTGAAGATCAAGATGAGGACGGTAAAAATGTCCAAACGAGATGGCTACAAACTACGTATGGTCAAGGCTATAAAGCTAAAGATCGTAGTGGAAAGCTGGAGGCTTTTGAGAAGCCAAACATAACTGCCTTAATTGAGAAGTTAGGGTTTACATTAACTAACGACAATATAGGAGAAGCAAATGTCTGATTTCGGTGATGTAGAATTTTTTGATAACTTGGAGGAACTATCATCAGGTGGTGGTGTCCCTCTTGCTCCAGATGGAGAACATAACGCAAAGGTTATTGCTACAGACAAATACAAGTCTAAAGCAGGTAATCATACGCTAAAGGTCACATTTCAATTAGATGGCGGTAAGTATCGTGATCATAATGAATGGTATAACCTTTGGGCTACTAACGAAGACAACAAAAGAATAAGCACGGAGATATTTACCAGGCTTACGAAAGCTGTTGGCTTTAAGAAGTATCCAGAGAACCATAGCGACTTTGTTGGCAAGAGACTGGTGTTAAAGACTGAACAGATTGAAGATCAGTTTGAAGGCGACAATGGAGTGGTAAATACTAAGAAGACTAAGATCCGATTGTATTTGCCAGAAGCTGATTCTGAAATGAGTCCACCAAAGGAAATGGTCCCTCCTTTTTAATCTAAGGGATAAAACTAAGGGGCTTTATGCCCCTTTTTTATTTGTTTTGTACTAAAGCGTAAATCATTAGTAGCAGTATGCCTAATACGGCATAGAAGCTCATATCCATTACTGCTCCTCTAATTCTTTAATCAAACGATTAAGATACCATACAGACTTTTTAAGATCCTCAATGTTTCTACCTTTATGATCTTCTCTCCAAATGTACTTAATTGCTGCAGCTTTTAGGTAGCCTTTAAACTCTTCTCTGGACAAAGCGGCCTTAATTGCGTCTATACATTCCACGGATCCTGTTCGGTAGTGTGCCGGGTGGTTTACATTATCTGTCATTTTTTTTATCCTCCATCATGTTGTTATGCATGTTTAACCAATCTATATCTTCCTCTTCTACTTTTTTATCTGCTAAATAATAAAGATAAGAAGAAACCTCTCTCCATTTTCTATCAAGAAATCTATCTAATTTTTTAAAAAAATTCATTTACTCCTCTCTATAAAAATTACCAGTATCAAGATCCACAACATTAGGGCTGTTATATATCGTTGCTGGTTGACCATTTAATACCTTGTTGTACTCCTCTAAGTAATCACTTAGATAGTTCCAACCTACTTCCATGTCGGTATGGTTCATCTTAAATACTTTGTTTGCAAAGGGTACCTTCTTTTCCTGTGCTACAAATACAAAGTCATGCACCTGGAATCCTGAAGCTTCAAAGCCACGTTTATACCATGCTGCTTGAAGATCATAAGAATATCGTCTAACAGAGTTTGTGAAGCCTCTGACAGAACAATCGCTAGTAGTCTTATAATCTACAAGCACTACGGAGTTGTTTGCTTGTGGCATATCAAAAGGATTTAAAACAACATCTGCTCTAGTTTTACAAAGCAAACCTTGTTCATACCAATATAGTGATACTTCATAGGGTGAATCTAAGACCTGGGGAAAGTCTTTATCTGGATTTAGATAAGCACTTGATTCAGGTACTAAACTGCCTTTCATACTATATATAGTATCTTTGTCCTTCTCATTAATAACAGTTAAACCTTTAGCAAGACTTTCTTGTTTTAATGATTTATTTGCATTGGTATAAGGAGATCCATTTATACAGACAACATCAGTAAAAAATGCACCCTCTCCCTCTACAATTAATGAATGAGCAGCAGATCCAAAGTTCATGGCTGAAGTTGGTTCAATAACCTCTTCAAGTGCATGAAGCTGACTCTGACTAAACCTTCTGATATTAGATGAAGATATACCAGGACCGTTATGATAAACCTGGTTGTCTAAGTTTGGAAAGTAGATAGCATCTCCAATCTGTTTGTGAGGATAGTCCTCTAACATATCTGGTACTTTCATGATGCCTCCTTAGATTTATTAAGTTCGTCAACTGCTGATTGCAGTTCTTTAATAGCAACACCACATTGCCAAACAAGGTAATTGATCTTATCTTGTTCTATTTGTTGTTCTAAGTCTTCCTTAGATGGGTTTGTAATACCTATAACTTCATCTAAGATATCGGTTACGTTTACTTCTTTTTTACTCATAATTTACTCCTCTATGTGTATAGTTGGTATATTATATTAATTTATGTATAATGTCTAGTATGCGTAACAACGTAAATACATAAAGAAACTAAGAGAGGTAAAATAATGAGTAAATCAAACAATCTTTATACAATGATGAGACTTTCCTATGAACAAGCTGTAGATGATTACAACGATAAAAAAGTTGATTCAGTGCTATCAGCATACAAGAAATACCATATTATTAATGTTGGTATGGAAGCTTGTGATCCCCAAGGCGAGATAATCAATTTTTATGATGACGATAACAGACAGGAAGCTATGGTATGAAGGTACTAAGTTTGTTTGATGGTATGTCTTGTGGTCGTATTGCATTAGATCAACTCGGCATACCAGTAGAAAAGTATTATGCAAGTGAGATAGATAAGTATGCTATCCAAGTTAGCCAAGCTAACTATCCAGACATAGAGCAAGTGGGGGATATCTGCAACTTAGATCCAAAAGATTACAAAGACATAGATCTAATATTAGCCGGATCTCCATGCCAGGGATTTAGTTTTGCAGGAAAACAACTTGCTTTTGATGATCCTAGATCTGCATTGTTCTTTGAGTTCATACGATTATTAAAAGAAATAAAGCCTAAATACTTCTTGTTAGAAAATGTAAGAATGAAAAAAGAGTTCTTACAGGTTATATCTGAGCAAGTATCAGAGTGTTATCCAGAGATCCCTTTCGGAATAGAGCCAATATTTATCAATAGTTCTCTTGTATCTGCTCAATCAAGGCAAAGATACTATTGGACTAACATACCAGGAATTAAGCAACCAGAAGATAAAGGCATAGTTTTAAGAGACATATTAGAAGATAACTTTGATAGTGATAGAGACAAAAGCTATTGTATTGACGCAAATTACTCTAAAACAGGTGCAAAACCCCATCATTACAAGGACAAATACCGTAGACAGTTGGTAAATAAACCAATCAAAGTAGGTATGAATGTAGAAGAAGTAAAGGTTAGGAAGCATGAAGTCAACATATCTGGGCTACAACATCTATTAAGAGAGATGAAGAAAGAGTCTGGTAAAACAAACAAACAGATAGCTGAAGAAACTAATATGCCAGTCACAAAGGTAGAGCATTGGTTTAGAACTGACAGTAGCTTTGCAATACCTGGGGACAATATATGGCTAAAACTTAAGGAAGTATTGGGTATTAAGACAGATGTCTTTGATAGAGAAGTCATGGAGTTTGAATACAGAGATGGTGTTTACGAAACAAAACAAAGAGTTTATAGCGAAAATGGTAAATCTCCGACAATCACAGCAAGTAATACTGAGCAATACATAGAGACTAAGCCCAAAAAAGCTTATGACATACCTAGAGAAATACTTAAAGATAATGAAAGACAAAGGAGAGTATATGATCCTAGTGGCAAATCGCCAACAATTCTTGGTAGAAGTGATAGTCCAAAGATAACTACACCCAAGCAAATAGGCATAGCAACGGACATTAACGGACATGACATACTTAAAAGAGTCTATAGTCCAGATGGTAAAGCACCCACAGTAAACACTTGTCAAGGTGGTAATCGTGAGCCAAAGGTAGTCACTGGTGGTGCATTTCGTGGTAGAGCCTATGATAAAGATGGTAAAAGAAAGGATCGTGATGGTAGTTCTGTTGCCAATCAAACAACACAGATGCTTGAATTACGCAAAGATGATAAGTCAAACGCTATAACTACAGTGAATAAGGATAGCCTGGTTGTATCTCCGATAAGAGAGAAGTCTAAAACAGTTAGATCTGGTGGCAGAGGATCTTATGATAGACATGAATGGGATAGTGTTGATGAACTACATTGGCGTAAACTAACGCCTTTAGAGTGCGAAAGACTGCAAACAGTCCCAGATAACTATACAAACCATGTATCTAACACCCAGAGATACAAAATGCTCGGTAATGGCTGGACAGTTGCAGTTATCAAGCATATCTTTGAGAGTATGGATCATGAAGATAACTAAACTAGATAAAGTAAGGTGTTGTATCTGCAATGGATACATTAAACCTATGAAAGACAGTAGAGGCAAGGTAGTTTGGGATCAAGGCAACAATGCTTATCCTGTGAAGGTAGGACGTTGTTGTGATGACTGTAATTGGAACCAGGTTATACCAGCAAGACTAAAAGAATAGCTTTTGGGAAAATTATCGTGTTATCATGCGATATGCCTAAAATTGTAGACATAAAAGATAAGATGGGTAAACCCACACTACAAGAAGTTATTAAACGCTTAGATACTATGTTTGATAACATGGTATATAGAGG